AAAACTCTCGCATAATCACCTTGTATTAAATACGCTATCGCTATACAAACATAATTTATCATCAGCCAGTACATCAGTCCTTTTGCCATTAAATATTCCTAAATAATTCAGGTTGTAAATCTATCTTTGATTCGTTTAATATGTGTAAACCTACTTCTGGTTCAACACAATTACGTAAAGTTTTTAATTTATCTATTCCCAAATATTTACTAATATCAAATCCTTTTCTCTTTGTTAAAATATCAATATTTCTATTATGTTCCCTACATATATTCCCTATATCTTTAATATAGAAATTACTCCAGAAATAATGCTTTGCCATTTCATAAGGTTTAATCAATGGTTCATAAAATCCAATAACATTTTCTACTAACCACTTACCTTTTGAATAGTGTTTCAATAAGAGTATTTCTTCATAAAGTTTCATATCGGGATATTTTGGTCTATGTAGAAATTCCCCATTTTTTGAATATGTGGTTATATATGAGACATCACTATGACTCTGACATGGCGGACTTGACCAGACAAACTCAAACTCTTTAAAATGCTCAAGCAAATACTGGTGTGCATCACCAACAATAACCTTATCATTCGGAAAGAAGTCCTGGTAAATAGCTGCGATCTTCGGGTTAAGCTCAACCGCAGTAACCTCAACATCTTCCCAGAGTTTACGATTGCCGCCTATTCCTGCGTATAAATTTAATACCTTCAGTCCTTTTGCCATTAAAGTAATACTCCTTATTCCTTAATCTCACTACGCTGTTTATATTCTTCATCAGATAAATATTTTATAAACTTGTTTTCTCCTCGTAGTTTACACGCCCAGCAATAACTCTTTTCATCGCATTTTTCACGTATGCTATCAATAGCACTTCCTACAGTATGTGTTCCCGGACAACTATTCTCTACAATATCAAACATCATCCATTCTTCTGAATCATCGGGGTATTCTACGGGAACTTCTAAAACACATTGAACTAATGCTTTAATTGTCATAATAATACTCCCTGCCCTTATTCTTTATGCTTCCCACCGTCAATAATTTCAACGCCTGCCTTCTTTAATAAAACTTGTAATTCATAAAACATCTGCCGCCTACCGTAATTCTTGCCAATCGTAAAGATAGCATAGAGCAAAAATGATAAGGTGAAAAATATTGCTATTGAGATTATAATTTTATTCATATTTTTGAGCCGGGCAAGCGTATAAAGAAGGTACGAAAATTATACGCCTGCCTCATGCCCCGTTAAGCTGTACGCCCCGATATTGTCTTTTCAGCCACTATCTTAATGCCCGGTATATCAAACATACCTCTTGATATTTGCGCTAATTTATTCAATGCTTTCATATCCGGCGGTCTTAACTCAATTCCGTTAAGCATAATAGGTATCAGATTGCGGTCTGTTATCTCTGCTCTATATCGTGTCACAACGCCCACATTCGCTGGTTTTTCGTACTTTGGCGCAACGGAAGGCATAACTACGTCTGCGGCTTTTTCTATGTACTTTTCAGCCTTCTTTTCGTCACCATTCTTTAACGCCTCTGTTGCCTTATCCTTTAATACTTGTTCCTTCTTTTCAGCTTCAATCCTTTTCTTATCCTCTTCTTTTTGCCGTTCAAGCTCGCACGCTTGGATATAACCGCTTATTTTATTCTTTATAACCCATTCGTTCTGCTCAACTGGATCAAGATGTTTCTTGCGCTGAAACGTCGCTTCCTTGTGCGTCGCGTGCGCCTTCGCAACTATGGGATCAAAAGTGCTTTTAATTTCCTTCATTAATAATTGCGTATTAAGTAACAATACCCCCGCCAGTTCAAGCTCATTCTGATTCATAATAACAAGAGTATTGACCTTTTCTGTAATCGTTAAAGCTCTTTCCTCTAATTCAGTTTTTTTAATCATTTCAATAGTCCCCTTTTTAATTTAAGATTATACATCTGCAAACAACACAAAAAATCATTCTTATCCGACTTATTCCTATACGGTATAATCTGATAATTTTCCGGCGTCAAGCATACTGCTATTCTGTTTTTAATCCTTTCCGCGGGATAATTTTCATCCCACAATATAGAGTAACCTGCAAGTTGCAAATCTGTACCGCCTTTTGAATCAATATATGTCTTAATGTCCAGTAGAGTATTAACATTATTCAACTTTATAACTCGGTCATGCCTGCCCGCAAAGCCCTTTTTTGAATATAGTTTTTGCTCAATAGATATTATTTTACACCCGCTTTCCCTTACAAATTTTATCCAGCCCTTGAGATATGGCCGCACCTTATATTCGGTATTCAAATCATTTTCAATAACCCAATCCAAATCAAGATCGTCTTTGTCGTGTAGCTCGCAAACTGAATGAATCACTTTACCGAAATGCATACCAGCTTCACGCTTGTGCGCCGGGATATGGTCAAAACTTGAAATGCCGGACGCTAATAATATCTCATTAACGCCCGGCACATTCAAGCCATCCCAGTAATATTTATGTCCTTCGTCTATATAAGTAAGCATAGTTATTCGCCAAATTCAGGCATAGTTTCCTGTTGCGCTTCTGATTTCTTGCGCGGCATTTCAGCTTCACCCTTTGACCTGATGTTAAATTGCTCCGCAACCGTTGTGTCGCCATCCTTGATTGCATTATAAGCACCGATTAAGGTTTCAACATCAGCAAGCCCAGCGTCTTCCAAAGGTTTGCCGATAAACTTTTCAAGCATTTTTTCGTCAATCTTCAAACCAATAAATGCTTTTATCATATCGGCTTTTCTTGTTTTCAGGGTTTTTAAACTACCGACTGCGGTCTTTTTCGCTTGCTCATATATGGGCTTTACATAAGCAAAAGGAATAGTTTTAAATATCGCATTCCTTAAAGCGATTGAACAGGCGGCATTTTTCGTTACCTGAACCATATCATCAGAAAATCTCTGCCCGGTTTTATTCGTTATCCGCCGGCTGACTTCTATAGTGCTGGCAACATTCTTTTCAAGGTCATGGGATACGCCCTGCGCTGTTACGCATTTATCATCCTCGCCAACGATCCGCGCGCCATACCTCATATTTCCCCACGCATTAGCGCATATTTCAGCAAGCCGAACACTTGCCCCCTCAATACGCTTGCCTGCTCTCTCTAATACATAAAAGCATTGACCGGCAATATCAACATCACAACACGCCATTGTCAACGCTTCTTGACGGAATTTCCTTATGCCACGCGGGTATTTTTTCGCGGTAGCAATCTGTGAATCAATCTCGGCTCTGGTGATTTCCTCAATCGGTGATACATCGGGCAATGTGGGCAGATGTGATTCTTGTTCAGGGAATTCTAATGTCGCCATTCCCTTTTCTTCTACTTCTTTTTCAGCAACCTTTTTGTGTCGTCCCATAATAGTCCCCCTCTTACTTTTATTTTTACTTATTCCGGCAACTTAATTTTTATCTTTGCAACACCCTTCGGGAATCCTTTAAAAAACTCCTGAATGATAAAACGATATGCGCCGGGGACTGACCGCCGGGTGAGCTTCGCATACCGTTTAATCTGATTGTGCTGTGATTCGTCAATCCTTAAAAAATATTCCTTCATAAGTTATCACCTCCATTCCTTAATATAGCCAGATTGTAGCATTTTGCAATATAAAAAGTAAAGCATTCATTTCATAAAAAATAAAAATACAATTACAAAAATAAGAAATACCCAGCCGTACCAGCGCACTCCGTAAAATTCCCGCTTGAAAAATGATCCCTTGCTAATTATCTTTGTGCGATTCCTTTTCATTTAATCACCTCTTTTGCAGGTTTATGTCATAATACTCTGGCATGATTCCTCCTCTAAACTAAATACTCTCTCTCGCCAGAACCATCGCAACTGATACACTTATCGCCTTCGGCGTCAATACCTTCGCCATCACACTCTGTGCAGATTTCTTTTTCATAGTGTGGAGTCTTGTCAGGGAATACACCCACGCGACTATCCATCATCATTTTAAACTGTTCCAACTTACTGCTGTCCATTCTAATCACCTCCTTTTGTTATCTAAAATAAGTATAGCATATATACAGCAAATTGCAAGCTTTATTTTAAATATATTTTAAGCCAGAGTTTACCGACGAGAAAAGGAAGGTCACCGGGGACTATGTCGGCAACCTTCCTTATATAGAGTTTGCTGTTTGCAGTATTTGCTACTTGCTACCTGATACGCCTGCCCGTATTGTCATAGCAAGGATCGCTTCAATAATCGCTTTTATAGCTTCAACGATTTCAAGCGTACCGTTTGAATAGGCAACCAGTATTCCTATGATTGCGCTAATGCTGATCAAGTACGTCTTTTTGCCCGAAAGAAATGCTTTTATTTTACTTAACATTTTATCGCCCCCCTTCCAATAGTTTAATATGTATTTAACTAATAGGTTAATTAATTTTTTCTTAATCCAATTCATCATTTTTCAAACCTCCCTATCCAGCTTATATCAAGCGTTATGAGATTATAATAAAAATCTACTGCATCCCAGCGTATGCCAATGATAAAATACCAGCCCCATGTAAAGCTGATTGAAAAGAAAAAAGGAAAGTTAAAATGAAATGAGCAGAATTTATCATTAAGTTTATTCTGTATCGGATTGCAACCAATCACACCCTTATACTCTGTCCAGCCGGTACAGTTATGCTTAAATAATGTTTTAGGCGGCTGAAATAGCTTATATGATGTCCATGCGCGCGGGATCAGACTGAAAGGAAAGCACCAGTCGTTATGATTCTTTCTCATGTGTGGCGGCAGTGCCGAGTTTGGCATAATTTCCTCATATTAAAAAATGATTAAATTCAAAGTGCATATTATCCTTCGTTACCCTTACTGAAAAATCACCGCCCCATGCAAAGCCGCCTTCCTTAAATATCTCTATAACTCTTGCGGGCGGTTTATTATCACCGCCATAAGGATATTTTAACGGGTTGAAATCTATTGCGCCACCGTAAGCATGAAAACTTAAAGGGTTCGCCGGATTCCATGAGATATGCCTTGCACAAAATCCGCCGCCGCCTGTTAGATCAAGCTCATCCTGTAATCCCTCAGCATATATCTTTGCAAATACATAAGCGGTCTGCGGGAATATTAATTTATGCACCCATACTTCTGTCGTGCCAACTCGCAATAATTTAATATTATCATTCCGCCAGTTATCAATTATGCGTATGCGCCCGCCGGCTATTTCTTTATATTCAAACTTACCGAAGATGTTCTCAACCTCGTTATTTTTTAAAAATTTAGTATGTTTATTATTGGATAGAATTGTCAATATTTCGTTAATTTCAGATTCAATTAAACTGTGCATTTCTCGCACTTCCTGAAAACTATGTCTTATGCGCTCAATCTGATTTTTCATTTCTTTTCTTCCCGCCGATGTCCTCTTTTAATTTAACCATTTACTTTTATTAATTTATATGTTATACTGTATTTATGAAATACAAAAAAACCTGTAAGGTTTGTAATAAAACATTTTATGTCTATAAATGCAGAATTAATATTGCAAAGTATTGTAGTTTGAAATGTCTTGGAATTTTTAATTCTATGCAACCGCCAGAAAAAAGTTCTAATTGGAAGGGTGGTAGGGTGTATCATAGTGATGGATATATAATGGTACTTGTTAATAAAAAATATATTCTTGAACATAGATATATAATGGAAAAATTGGTTAATAGAAAACTTAATAAAGGTGAAATAGTTCATCATATAGATGGTAATAGAGAAAACAATAATAAAAACAATTTAAAACTTATGTCTAAATCCTATCATAATAAATTAACAATGGTCAATAATCATAAAAATCATAAAATGCCATATAAGAAAACAAAATTAAAAAGACCCGAAATAAATAAAAACACAATTATTCCCTATGTAAAAAGAGGATATAGTTTTGGTAAAATTGCAAAAATATTCAATACCTACAGAACGTTTATCTCTCGGCGTTTTTATTCTTAATAATATCATTTATTTTCCCGAACTTTAATTTTACAAAATTCACAAATATAACCCACGATTTGCCCTTTTTCCCAAATAACGCCATAATCTTTTTCAGGTTTATCAATGTCAAACCAGTACCAACATTTGCGGCAAAGTTGATAATTCATTATTTTTTATCATCTTCAATTACTATTACATCCCCTGATTCTAAATCAATTTCAACCTTCTGCCCTTCTTGTATTATAATACATTCGTCTTTATAAATATTCGGCTCTCTCGGTTCAGGATTGCCGAACATTAAAAAGAAACAGGTAAACATTATTGTTACGCCGATTAATTCCATGTTATAAATTCCTACGCATAAGGATATACTGAAGTAAATGTAATTATTGCACCATAAAAAATAATTTCATCTGGTGCATCATTCGGGTCTAAACTTAATTCAATCTGATATGTGTATGCAGAATTATCAATAGTCGCAGATGCTATACTGGTATCTTCAACTGTATGATTACCAGCAGATGAATTGCTATGGGCAGTTGCCATTTCAGTAACGCCAGCTATACTGCTAATCCTATTTAATGTTGCATTACCGGCTGCCGCCGCATCGCTTCTATACCAATGTACTTTGAAACTTGTTATTATTGCTCCATGTGGTAAATGAATTGGTACAACAAAATTTTGGGCAACGGTTGCACTTCCGGGATATACTCGACTATTAACAAGTGACCAAAGTTGATCTTCGTCTTTTGGTAAAATATCACTGGGAGCAACTGAGTAATATCTTGTTACAGGAGTGGCCAACAAAACAGATGCGCTTAATTTAGCAGTAACAGTTCCATCATGATCGTGTTGTTCAATATCATCAATTAATGCGTTATTGTGAGCAGCAAGAATTTCATCGCCTCCATTTACATCACTTGCATTAAGAGCCATTTGATTTATTCTCCTTTTCTTTAAATAATATATATTCTAAAAGATTCGTTGAACCGACTGGCAGATTTGCAAAATACCATGCCTCAAAATCTGCTCGGTCAAAATCTTTTAATGCTTTAATCATAATTTCAGCTTGCTGTGAATAGTTTAATTTCATTTTAATTTACAGTCAAAATTACTTCTACCGTAAGTGTTTTTGTATTGTCCTTTGTTAAGTCAATATTTGCGTGCTCCATTAAAGTACCGCTATCTGCCGCCGCTGTTGCCGCCTCGCCAAACAAGCCGAATTCTTTTAATGCTCCGTTGCTTTCAGCAGTAGTAAAAAATACCCTTAATGTACAAGTTCTTGACCCTGCAACATACGATGTTGAGGATAAAACTTTTCTTTTCAATTCCGTTCCCAAAACCGTATCGGTAACTGCAACGGTAGTATTATCTGTTCCACTTGCGCCATACGTTATTTGCGATTCGTTTGCTAATAAAGCTATCCCAGCCAATCGCCGAGATATAGCAACCTTACCAGCATTTGTTATAAGATTTTTATATTCTTTTATTTCCTTCTTACCTGTCCGCACATCTTCAAGCGTACATCTTACAATACCTGTAATTTTTAATCCTTCATTTATTTTCTTATCCATATTGCGATTCATTGTAAACTCCTTGTGGTACACCGCCCGGACCATATTCAAACGGAGGCGTATATTGCGTTAAAGAAGGCACTCCGTCTGTTACCGTAACATTATCAATCCCTGTAATGACTGCCAGCTCATCAAGTATTTCGTCTGTCCGTATCTCACCCTTCTTTAAATCATCAAGTATTTTTATAAGCAACCAAGTAAATCCCTGTTTTAGTGTTGCAAAGGTAACATGATATAATAATTCACCGCCGCCAAGAGCTTCAATTTCAACTTCACGTATCATATAATATTCATCAATATTCCTATCAGTCAAATCAATATGCACACGCTGTCCCGTGCGCCAACCAGCATTGTATGATGTAAAAGAACCCTCAACAATCTGATATGCGTATTCGTTAAGTTCTGCCTGCCCTCGTTCCCGTGCTTGTTCAAGCGTGGCAATCTTATCTTCTTTAATATATTTTTCATGTATTCCCTCCCCGCCTTCTGCCGCCGCACATATCGCTTGACTTACGGTATCCTGTACCATAGATAAAATAGGAGCTTCATATTTATATTTCATTATAACCGCTTCAGCACCAGCCATAACGATAGTATCAACCTTTAATAATTTTTCATTATAATTTAATAAAAAATCATGCCCGCCAGCGGCGTCTACAAATTCAA